CTCCGCCTTTGGCCACGTTTTCAACGGCGATAAGGTCTGACAGTTTCGGCTCGCGAAACTCAATCTGGTTAGTATTCGTGCCACCAAGCTTATATGACTTGGAAAGCAAGACTGTGTTTTTGTCAGTCATGTTGTCTATCCTTGAAAATACGCTGATTATGCCAGAAGCGCGCTGCGGATGGATTGCGTGCGCGACGTACCGCCGATGGACACATCAAACGGCGTCATTTCGATCAGGGTCGCCCCTTCGACTTCCAGCTTGTAATAGCGAAGCGTGATCGAGAAATCGTTTTCGGCCATGTCACCCGGCTTCCAGGCACCATGATCGTTCTTGATGAGGCGACCGCGAATATAGGCAGTTGCATTGACGACGGTGCCATCCTCGTGCACGAGCGCACCGGTCACCATGAACTCGCGTTCGGAACCGACTTCCAGGCCGAACAGCGTGATAACCTGAGGGTCAAAGCCGGAGAGCTTGAAACTAGCCTCCATCTTTTCATAACCCATCGGAACATCAATCGGCAGCACCATACCGGCGTTGCGCAGTTCCTCGACCTTTTCCGTCGGCACCGGCAGCGTGATTTCACTTGCCTGCCCGATCTTCGATACGCGGTCTGCAAAAATGGTGCAGTTCCGCAGGATATAACGCGGCATGTCAGACATGAGCCTAACCCCTTAATGACGTTGAAACTGGGAGAATAGGAAGGGAATGGGCTGGCGCTTAGCCAGCCGATCCGGAAGTGATTTCCTGCGCAACCTGGTTGAGCAGCAGCGTATAGCTGGCGATATTGCGATATGCCGTGATACAGATATCAACCATCGGTGCGGGAGGTTCGAACTTCACACCAAGCTTGATGATGCCTTGCGCCATATCGTTGTCGGTGTTCGTGTCCAGCAGCCAGCAATCATGACCAGGAAGAATCGCCCCTTCGGCTTCCATCTGCCGGAGGAAAGCGCGCCCGCCCTCGACCATGAATTTCAGATTGGCGCGTGAGAACGGCTTGTCGACAAATTCGAGATATGCCTTTTCCAGCGCTTCATTGATGGCGTCAGCAGTGCGCCGCACAGAAATGAATTGCCAGAGAAGTTCTGCCGCACATGTCCAGACACCCCAGAGCCGGAAGCCGGTGTTATCGATATTGACGATAGTGTTGACCCGGTTTTCATTGAGGTAGTTCGACTGGTCACCATATTCGATAGGACGGTTGACGCCGACAACACCGGAGATCCCGACATTCGAACCGGACCACCAGAAACCTTGCTCCAGATCCATTTTCGCCTGCTTGGCGGCGAAGATCGGCGAGGATGGGGCCGGAACATTGGCATCAAGTTCCGTGTCGTACTTCAAGACTTTCGGATCACAGATCGCGATACGCCCAGAATTGATCAGCCCGCGATACTGCACTGCCGCCTGATCGGTCGTGTCCGGCCCGTCGACATAAGCAACGGCTTTCAGTTTTTCCGCCACACCCATCATCTCGGCAACAACCGGGTTCATAACAGAACCGATATTGGCGGTTGCGGTCGCATCCTTGGAGCCAGCCTTGCCGGTGATTGTAACCCCCGGCGTTCCAGTATAGCCGTAGCCAGCCTTACGAACGATGATCGCGGTGATTGCGCCTTCGGCAACAACAGCCTCTGCGACTGCGCCGGATCCTGTCCCTGTGACCGCGACCGTCGTCGTGTCAGCATCATAACCGGTTCCGCCTGCGGTCACATTGATTGAGGCGATGCCGTCGGCTGGTGATGTCTGGGTAAAGCCGGGAGCAATAAGCAACTTAGGCTTATAGAGACCATCCGACGATGCTCGCCGAAATGCATGCACGCCGGTAAAGGCAGTCTGGTCGCCGATCAGGTTCGACCAGGTTTCCGCCGCCGTCTCACCCTCATCAACCCGAACCACAATGATCGGACAGCCGACCTGGTCGAAAATGCTGTCGATAGCGTTTTTCAATGTACCGGCATTGCCGAGGGTCGCCGCATCCTGCGGGCGCAGGATCTGCACCGGCTTATTCAACGGGAACGCAAGTACGTCTGCATTCGGCGCAGTGCCTATAAGGCCGATGACGGCAGTGCGCGCCATGCGTACCAGAAGCGGGGTTTCGGCACTTTCGAATACACGCGTGCCATGGTGAAAGGACACAGATGCCATAGCGGCACTCCTTGGATTACGACCTCAGCGGGTCAGGTTTTCAGGAAAATCAGAGCGCCGGTTGCGGCCACTCAATCGCATCAACAATGGCTCGCGCAGCCGGTTCATCAGCGGCGGCGTCTATATCTCGCTTGGCACCAAGGCGGATCGTTTCGATGGCCGCGCCGATCTGCTGCCACTGTGC